GGGAACGCCGGCTCGTCGCCGGCCGCCAGCGCGCCGCCCGCCATCAGGCTGCGGTACGTGGCTCCGCCGTCGCCTGTCGGCGCGGCTGCTGCCTTCTCCGTGTCTCCCATCGCGTTCTCCCGGTTTTGGTGGTGCGATGGGTTCAGTATCGGACAGCCGATATGGATTGTCAACGGACAACCGATATTGCAGCTAAAAAAATTGCCCGCCGAAGCGGGCAGTGCGCAAGCCGAGCGGCCTTACTGCACCGGATTCCCCGTCGGCATCTGGTAGGTGGGGCGCGTTGGGCGAGTCGGGTCCGATGGGCAATTGCCGGCGACCCGGCACGCAAGTAGCACCTGAAGGCGACGACGGCAGCGCACTTTGTCGGCGCCGGCGCCGTAGAGCAGCGCCTTGTCCACAAAGCCAACTTCACGACCGATTGCTTGCTGGTTCGCGATCACGCGATCCGCGAACTCGATGCACTCGTTCGCTTCGGCGATCTCCTTGTCGATGCCTTCCAACTGCTGCGTGGTGGGCGCTGGGGCTTGAACTGGCGCTGGGACCACCTTCCCCGAGGTAACAGTTAAGGCGTTCGGCACGGCGTAGTACTGCGTGACGTTGCGCGTGGACAGGACGCCGACGAGCTCGATCGATTTCCCAGCCGGCGGCGGTTTGCCGATCAGTTGAAAGCGAGTCGTGGATTCGGCCTCGACGCAGACAGGTGCGGTTTCGAAGATCCAAACCTGCTGTTTGGTGCCGTTCGCCATGGTGAGCGGCTCCGCGTGGGCCCGCCCTTGCAGGGTGACCTGGTCCCCTTGTTCGAGGCAGGCCTTGTCATCGGCTGCCGAAGCTGCAGAGGCCAACGCCAGCAACCACAACGCTGTCTTCATGGGTTCCTCACTCGTGTGCTGAGTTCGTCATCCAGAGCTGCGATGACACCACGTGTGAACGTCGGGCTCCGGTGCGCCTCTCCGCAGACGTTAACGCGGTAGTTCCGTCGCCGGAGGATCACCGCGTATGCAATGCCGATAACTTGGCCGGCGCGCGATTCGTCTAGGAGGCGTTCCAGGCACTGCACCGTGTCGCTTGACCCGGTTTCGGTGATCAGGGTATAGGGCCGCCTCATTTGGCCTTACGCCGGATGGGCTTGTGTTCGCGGACGAGTCGTTCTCTGTCTTCTGGCGGTGCAGGCGGCAACTTTGGTGCTGGTGGCAATTTCTCTGCGGCGCGGGTTGCGGCAGTGAAGCCGGTCACATCTATGCCGCGGGCGGCCAGTGCACGACGCACCACGCCGTTGTAGCGCTCGGCCTGCGCCATCACGTCTCGCAGCAGTTCCAGCTGATCGTCCTCGGGGATGGAACGATACGCGGCAATCAGATCATGTTCAGCCGGGGTAAGGCTCTTGAGGGTCTTGTCCACGGCGTACGGCTTGACCGCCTCCGCCGCGGCCAGCGCCTGGCCCTCCCGCATATCGCCCTCGCCAAGCGCAAGCCATCGAGGGCTGACCCCATAGAGCACGGCGAACTCCATGAGCTTCTTGCTGCTCCCCGAGGTGGCCTCCAGTTCGGAAAGCGTCCCCTGGCTCACACCAAGAGCTTCGCACACCTGAACCTGGGTAAGACCGGCGGCGTGTCTGGCGTCCAGCATGCGCTGGCCGAACTCGGTCCGCTCTCGATTCGCGCGTGCTTTCCCCATGGCTATGAGTCTGCCGATATTGACAATCGGCCGGCCGATGTCAGAATATCGGACAGACGATATAGACAGAGGCGCGCTTGATGGACTGGAAGAAGCTGATTCAGGAGCTGATTGCCGCTGGCATGACGCAGGTGCAGATCGCAGCGGAATGTGGGGTTTCGCAGTCATCGGTCAGCGACCTCTTCCGCGGTGCGAGCAAGTCGCCCAGCTATGACTTCGGAAAGAAGCTGGAGGCTTTGGCCGAGGCCAGACGCCTCTCGAAAGAGGCCGAAGCGACTGGCGTAGGCACCGCATCCGGCGAGCGCGCCACCGCCGCCGCCACCACCGAACGCCGCCACCCCGAGAACCAGGGCACGGTCATCCCCCCAGAGCGCCGGCGCCACGGCGACCTCGAGCGCGAGCACGCGCGCGCGGCCAGCGACCACTTCTTCGGGTCGCAGGAGCGCTGAGGTGGCTCTGCTCAAGTTTTCGGTGGCTGCCCGGCTGCTTCGAGCAGTGCGGCGAGTTGCAGCGTCGCTGCTTCGTCCATGGAGGGGGAGAACCCTTCCGAATGCATCTGCAGAGCCTCGGCCGCTCTCTGACGCATGCGTGCGGCGACTGCCGTACGTGCTCCTTCGGGAAGGGCCCGAAGGGCTTCTTCTAGCCCCAGCGACAGCACCATCTGCTTCGCCACTAGCTGGTTCAGCGCATCGGCGATGAGCGCGAGTTTGTCCATGGGCGTCCCCTTCCTCGTTCAGTCGTTCCGGGAAGTCCGACTGTACGAGGGGGCGGAGCGCCCACCCTTCAGCGCCGGCGCAGCGCATCGCTTGCCTTCAGGCGCTCGGCCGCCTCTGCGGCCAGCAGGTCGGCGCGCGCCAGCAGGTCGGTGGCGCGACGCTCCAGCCGGTCCGCCGTCTCCTGCAGCAGCTCGCGCAGCTTCCGCACGGCCCACACGTGCACGTTTTCCATCACTTGCTCCCTTCGTCAGCGTCTTTCCCTCCCTCGGCGCTGACCTTCGCCTGGCCGTTCGCGGCCGGGCCCTTTCTGATGCGTCCGCCCGCGTTTCCGGCAGCTGTTGGGCTGCCTCCCAGGCTGTATCGGGGTGCGGTCCCCGGGCGCATCACAAAGGCTTTCTGAGTGGCTTGCATGCCCTCAGTTTTCCCCGTCGCCAACCGGTTACTCAACCGGTTACCCCATTGGATTTTTTCAAGGAGGCAGCCTTGGAAGATCACCCGCTGCAGAGGGAATTCCCGCTGCTGGCGCGCCTTGAAGGACCGGCCGTCGTGCCCGTCGAGCTCATGCGCACTGTTCACACGTTCCGGCAGGCTTGCCGGTTGGGGTGGCAGCTGCGCCGCGTGCGCAACATGACCTTCCGCCAGCTGGCCGCTGAGGCCGGGCTCCACTACCAGCACGTCACCGACTACTTCCACCCTGACGACAACCCGCGCCGGCGCGACTTGCCGGCCGAAAAGATCGACGCTGTGGAGGGCGCTCTGGGCAACACCGCCATGAGTCAGCACGTCGCCGGCCGGTCGCTGCTGACCGTGCTGGAGGAGATGCAAGCCTCGCGGAGGGCCGCATGAACGTGCAGAAGGGCGACCTCGCGCGCGTCGTCAACACCGGCTCGCGCCACGACGGCCACATCGTCACGGTCAACCGCTTCATCGGCTACAAGCTGCTGGGCGAGGTGTTCACCTGGCGCGGCCACCTGCTGCATTCCGTCGACGAGGCCGGTCCGCTGTGGGAGGTCGAGTGGGCCGCTGGCATCGCGGTGTGCTTCGACCGCTACCTGCGCCCGATCCGCGACCCTGGCGATGACGCCGTCGACGAGATGGTGGTGCGCGTTGGCTCCGCCCGCCTGCTGGACGTTCCCGCATGAGCCGCCGCTTCTACACCCCTGCCATGCAGGCCTGGCTGGGCGGCTACGAGCCCGTGGCGGCCCAGCAGGCGATCGACGACAAGCGCGGCCAGGGAAACATCGTGCAAGCCGCGAAGCAGTCGCGCAGGCGCATGGAGCTGGCAGGCAAGGAAATCCCCTTCGGCAGGGGCACGCTGGCCGGCCTGTCGAAGAAGAGCAACCCCAACGACCCGGCCAAGGCTGGGCGCATCCGGAAGGCGTCGAAGTTGTGACTTCCGTTCTCGCACAATCGCTGCTTCACAACACGCTCGGAGGGTTCCATGGCGGAACGCAAGCCCACGCTGATCATTCCCGACAAACCGCAGATCTTGGTGAGGCAGAACGACTTCGGCGGGGTTGTCATCACGGTCTCCGGCATCTCGGAGGACTTTCAGCATGTCGAGATCAACGATGTGGTCATCCCGCTCGAGTACGCGCGGGCGGTTGCCGGTGCGCTCATCGATCTGATCGACACCGAGCTTTAGGCGGTGCGCGGCCCTCCTGCAAGGGGAGGGCGGCTTGAACTACTTCGAGAAGCACATCGGGGACTACCTCAAGGAGGCGTCCCACCTCTCGCTGCTCGAACACGGGGTCTACAGCAGGCTCCGCGACGTCTACTACACCCTCGAAGGCCCGATCCCCGACGACCAGGCGGCGCGGAAGGTAGGCGCGCGCTCGCGCGAAGAGAGGGACGCCCTGCTGATGGTGCTGCAGGAGTTCTTCACCCTGGTCGACGGCCACTGGCACCACGCGAAGTGGGCTGAGGACATTGCCGTCTACCAGGCCGGCGAACCTGAGCGCGAGGTGAAGAAGGCCAACGAGGACAACCGCACCAAGCGGCATCGCGAAGAGCGCGCACGCCTGTTCAAGGTCATCACCGATGCCGGGCTGCATGCGCCGTGGAACATCGGCATGACAGAGCTGCGCGCCATGGCCGCAGACGTCATTTCAGGTGCTACTCCGGGTCAACCTGCAACGCAACCTGTCACGGCACCTGATACGCCGCCTGCAACGCCTGTAACGGCACCTGCAACGCTTTCGATAGTACCTGCAACGCAACCTGTCACGGCACCTGCAACGCCTGTCACGGCTACCCATTCCCCATTCCCCATTCCCCATTCCCCAGTAGTTAAACCCCCCCACCCCCCAAGGGGGGAGGGTCGTTTCGCCGAGTTCTGGGAGGCATGGCCGCGAAGCCACCGAAAGGGCGGCCGGGCGGAGTGCGTGAAGGTCTGGGCGGCCAAGGGCCTGGACTCCCAAGCTGACGCCATCCTGAGCCACGTCAGGGCCATGCGCGGCAGTCCCGATTGGACCAAGGAGGCCGGCCAGTTCATCCCGGCACCGGTGGTGTACCTCCGGGCAGCGCGGTGGGATGGCGCCGACGTGGGCGAGCTGGGCACGAGCGCGTCGCCGCTCTCCGACATCTTCGCGGGAGCGGTGTGATGCGCGGCCACGAAGCGCTCATCGCGATGCGGCTCAAGCGCCGTGTCCCCGCGCTGGTGTGGATCAGCACCGATCCGGACCGCCTCAAGGCCTGGCGCGACTGGCAGCACGTGTCCCCGCACCGTGCGGAGGTGCAGATCGACGAGGCAGACCCGCTCAACCGCCTGGATCTGCGATTCGTCATCGGCCTGACGGTGCAGGTGCAGGGCCAGCGGCGCGAGCGGGTGGAGGCGCTGCGGCGGGCCTGCATCGAGTTCGGAGCGCAGCGCGTCATCACCAGCCTCTCGGAGCAGGTGGGCGAGCGCCTGGTGCGCCTGGAGCTGATCGAGATCACCGACACGGAGGGGCAGCTGACATGGCAGCAGTGATTCCAGACACCCTGGACTTCCGCGACTACATGCGGCGCACCGAAGCCGCGTGCAAGGTGCGGCCGGCCAGCGCGTTCATCGACGACGTCAAGCGCGAGTTCCACGAGAAGGCCGCCGGCAAGCGGTATCCGGGCATGAAGTCGACCAAGGCCCGGCACTTCCTGGAGTTCCTGCCCGGCGACACCACGGCCTGGACCGGATTCAACGGTCACCGCAAGTCGATGTTCACGAGCCAGGTGCAGCTCGACCTTTGCGACCAAGGCGAACGCGTGCTGGTCGCCAGCTTCGAGATGACGCCGGCGCGCAGCCTGGGCCGCATGGCGCGTCAGGCAGCGGGTGAGGCGATCCCATCCGACCCATGGCTCGACGCATTCCACGCCTGGACCGACGACAAGCTGTGGATCTTCGATCACCTCGGCCGCATCAGCCCCGAGCAGGTGATCGCCCTGTGCTACTACTTCGCCGAGGACCTCAAGGGCAACCACGTCTTCATCGACTCGATGATGATGGTCTGCGAGAGCGAGGAACACCTCGACGAGCAGAAGCAGTTCACCACCGACATCGTGCGCGTAGGCCTGGAGACGGGGATGCACATGCACCTCGTCACCCACGGCAAGAAGCCGCAGAACGGTGACGAGTCGAAGCCGATGTCGAAGTACGACATGCGCGGCGCAGCGGCGATCAGCGACCAGTGCCCGAACGTGGCGGTGGTGTGGGCCAACATGGCCAAGAAGCTGAAGCTCGAAGAGAACCGGCAGGCCGGCAGGACCAGCGAAGAAGAGTTGCTGGCTCAGCCCGACGCGCTGCTGGCTGTGCGAAAGCAGCGCAACAGCGGCTGGGAGGGGACTCTCAAGTTCTGGTTCGACGAGAACAGCCTTCGCTTCACCGACTCGCGCACGGCACCCGTCGAGCCCTACGACATCTAGGGAACTGCAACCGTGAACGACTACTGCGTGCTGTACGACCACGAGAAGCCGGCGCTGTCGATCAGCACGATCAACGACGCGATCGAGCTGAACATGGGCCGCTTCCTCGACGACAAGCCGCCGTTCGGGGTAGTGCGCATGTGGCTGGAGCGAGACCAGGCCGTCCGCTTCGTGCAGGCCTATGGCGCCTGCCTGGCGCACCGGTCGATCGTTCGCTGGCAACCCAGTGCAAAGCCGGTGGGGCAGGCGCGATGACGCACCGCACCGATCGCGTGTATCTCGCGCCGGACGAGCCTCGCTGCTCGCCGCAGCACGAGTGCCACCTCAAGCACCGCTGCGCGCGGTACATGGCAGCGCTGCCGCCTTCTCACGCCCAGATGATCGGCGCCGATCTGCCGCCCACGTGGCACGGTGGCGATTGGTGCCATCGCTTCGTGCCGGCCAGCCGACCAGGCGCGGCCGCTCCCACCCCAAAGGCGGTCAAGCCGCCGGTGAAAGGCATCGCATGACGCAGATCTACGAACCGCGCGCCGGCTCCTCCGGTGGTAAGGCTGTGGCCTACCTGAGGGCGAACGGCCGCACGCCCGAGGCGGCGCTGGCTGCAGCTATCGAGCTCGAGATGCACGAGATCAAGAGCATGCTCGCCTACCCGGTGAGGATGGGCTCGCTGAAGTGGGTGCGCGAGCGCGACAACGTGACCTACTGGGAACTGGGCGACGGTCTGCCGCAACAAACCGAGCCGCTCCCCAAACCCTCACCTGCGGCCGCCCCTGCGCCCGAAACGGAGGCGCCTCGCACCACCAAGGCCGAGCCCGCCAAGGTGGAGCCGCCGCCGGCCAAGCCCGCGCATTTCCGCTGCGCGCTCTACAACGACGGTCTGCTGTTCCTGCAGAACGCCGCCGGTCACAGCGTCGAGCTGCAGGCCGACGAGACCAGGCAGCTGGTGGAGTACCTGCAGCGCCTGGTGCCTGAGGAGGCAGCAGCGTGATCCTGGTCGGCATCGATCCCGGCCTGACCGGCGCGGCCAGCTTCATCGACACCCGCGGCCGCTGCAGCGTCGAGGACCTGCCCACGAAAGAGCTGCCGGGCAACGGGCTGATCAAGCGCCGCATCGACGGCTATGCGCTGGCGCGGATGCTGCGCGATGGCTGCCCGGCCGATGAGCCGGTGCTGGTGCTGGTGGAGGAGGTGCACGCGATGGGCGGCAGCGCGGTGCAGACCATGGGGTCAATGATGCGCAGCGTCGGCGCCATCGAATCGGTGCTGGAGGTGTTGCGCCTGAAGGTGCACCCGGTGCGGCCGCAGGCCTGGAAGAAGTTCTTCGGGCTCGGCGCCGACAAGGCGGAATCGCTGCGGGTGGCGCGCTCGCTCTATCCGGGCGCGCCGCTGCAGCTGGCCAAGCACCACAACCGGGCCGAGGCGGTGCTGATCGCGCACTTCGGTCTGCGCACGCTGACATGAGCGAATGCGACGACTGTGCCACCGCCACGGAGCGCCGGGGCGCATGGCACTGCTACCGCGCAAGCTGCTTCGGCTGTACCACGCGCGGCGTGGCGCGCTCCTACGCCGCGTGGCAAGCCATGAGCAAGGACGCGCCGGTGCGTGACCCCCAGCCTCTGCGCGAGACGCTGCAGCGCCTGTTCGGCACCGACGAGCGGTACAAGGCCGCGCGCGAGGCGGTCTGGAAGTGGTGGGAGCTGGACCACGCCGAGGGTGGCAAGACATGAAGCGAACCGGCTTCAAACGCAAAGGGTGGACGCCGCCGCAGCCGCGCGAGCGCACGCTGCCGGTACCGTCTACGCTGCCGCGGCCGCGCGCCGCGATGGCCACGCGCCTGGGCGACGCGGTCGCTCAGCTGTTCCCCAAGCACGAATACGTGCGCAGCGCGGCGCTGATGGTCGCCTACCGCCTGCTGCCGTGCCAGCACTGCAGCGTCGAAGACGGCACGGTGTGCGGCGCGCACAGCAACTGGGTGCCGCACCACAAGGGCGGGGCGATCAAGGCCGACGACAACCGAGCGGCCAGCCTCTGCCACCGCTGCCACGCGATGGTGGACACGAGCCCGAACCTGACCGAGGTCGAGAAGAAGGCGATCTGGTGGTCGGCCCACGTGCTCACGGTCTTCCACCTGGTGGATCGAGGCCTGTGGCCGGCACGCGTGCCCATCCCCGACACCTCGAACTGCCCCTGGGAGCTCCCTCAACGCCGGCCGCGGTCGGCATGGATGGACGTATGACGACCCGAGACGACGACAACCGCGTGACCATGGGGGAGCGCTACGGCAGCGCCACCGAATCGAGCAACCTGAGGATCAAGGAGACGACGGGCGACGCGGACGTGCTCATCGCGGCCGGCTGGCTGGCCGATACCCTCGGCTCCATGCTCTTTCGGCTGGCCAGGGAATACGATGGCGCCAAGGCGGAACACGGGATCGCAGAAGCCGAGTTCGAACGGCTGGAGCGCGCGGCCGCGATGCTGGAGAAGCAGGCGCTGGCCGAGCCCGACCCGATCGACCGCGCCACAGACCTTGAGGTCGCGGAGCAGATGCGCGAGACGACGCGCACGCAGGCCATCAGCGCACGGCTGTTCATCCTGATGAACCTCAAGAGCCTGGGCCCGGCGAAGCAGGCGCTGTTCACCCTCGCATGGTCCAAGGCGCAGCGCGCGCAGCTGGAAATCGAACCCAACGCGGTGGCCAGCATCATCAGCCAGGCGCTCGACATCCACCTCGATCCGACCTGCCACCACTGCCAAGGCCGCGGCTACAACGGCGGATACGGCGCGCCGCGGGTCATGTGCCGGCGGTGCAGCGCAACGGGCCGGCGCAGCGCGCGCGACATCGGCAAGGACGAAGGCCAGCGCGAGTTCGGCGCCATGCTGCTGCGCGAGATCAACCGCCTGCTGGGCCGCGCGGCCAAGGGCATGATCCAGTCGCTGCACGGCAGCAGCATCGTCGGCGGTGAAGAGCGCACGGCCGCCGAGCAGCGCCTTGCGGTCACCCTTGCAGCCCTGCGGACACCGGAGGCGCAGGCCGATTGACGCGTGAATTCGCTTCTGGCACATTGCAGCCCACGCCCCGCCTGCTCCGGCACGCTGGGTGAACACGCGGCCCCCAGGGCCTGATTCCCGCCAGACGGGACACCATCAGGAACGCCGCGCATTTCTCCGAAGCCCGCCACCGAGCGGGCTTTGTCGTTTTCTGCCCGCCGCGGGGCGCCTCCGCGGAGCCACCACCTGAAAGGCCATCCATGAAACGCTCGCTGCTCGCTCTCGCCTTCGTCGTCGCTGCCGCCTTCACCGCGTGTTGGCGCACCGTCGAGGACGCCGCCCGCCAGGCCTACGGCTTCATGAGCGACTCGGCCGTGCGCGTCGTCACGCACGTGGCCGGCGTGTTCAACGCGAGGGCCGAGGAGTTCCAGCGCCCCGACACGCCGCTGGTGCAGTCGAAGGCCTACGCCTCGCGAATCGCCAAGCGCGAGCGCCCCATCATCTTCTCGAACTTCCGCATGTGCCCGTCCTGCTGACGGGCCGCCATTCGATGCCCAGGGCCCGCCTCGTGCGGGCTCTTTGCATTGCGCCACCAGCTGGCGCAGCGCAAAGAGAGTTCTGGACCGGTCGCGCCGGCGTGAAGCACCTGCAGGGCCTTGCAAGAAGCCTCGGCCCGGTTGGCTGCACCCACTAGCAGGCTCCCCTCGCCGCCGCAGGGCATAGGCGCAAGCCGTAGTACCTGCTAAGTCCTGAAGCCGGGCGAAAGCCCAGATGGCCTTGGTCAGCAGCCGCGTGGAAGCCCGGCACCAATCCTTCTATCTGGAGCGCGCAATGCACTATCGCAATGGCCGAGAGGCGAAGAACGGCGACAAGATCGTCAAGCTGGAGGGCGGCAAGATCGTCTCCTACGGCGTGTTGCACAGCGCCGTGCCGGGCAACGACTACTGCAACGGCAACATCGCGGTGGTCCAGCCGGCCAATGACTACGCCTGCATGTGCGACTGCCTGCACGTCGACGACGTGGCGGAAGTGCTGGCTGCGCAGGGCTTGGCCCAGCGTCCGGAAGGCAAGTAGCCCGATTCCCCTGCGGGGTAGCTCAACCGTGGGAGAGCGCCGGGTTCATACCCCGGAGGTCGCGCGTTCGACTCGCGCCCCCGCAACCATCCTCATCTGCACTTCGGCCGTCCCATGGGCGCCAGCCCTGGCCAACCGCAGATAGCCAGCGCACCGTGCGATCAACGGGCGCACCCAGCGACGTGGTACGAGCCGCGCCCATCTCCTTGGCAGGCGTGAGGCGGCGGGCGCTGGGGACCAGACACCGGAGACCGAAGGCATGCAACACCGCTCACCCTACATCCTCGGCAGCCTCGCTCTCGCACGCACCATGCGCCTGAGCTCGCTCACCCGTGCCGTGGTGGCCGGCATGGCGGCCCAGGCCCACGCGGCCCGGGCCCAGGCCCAACAGGACGACCCGACCCGGCCCCTGCCCTACCCCGAGGCCCAGGCAGCCCAGGCGGGCGCGGGTCCTTCCGGGCAGGGCTGACGCGCGGGCCATTGCGCGCCGCGTCTTTCACCTGACTCTGGGTTTTCACAAGTGTCCGCAGGTTTGAGCCGTCGTGACTTCGCCAGAGCGGAGACGAGGGCAGGGCACAAGTGCGACGAGAAGCAAGTCCGCCGGGCGATTGAAGCTGGCAAGCTCCGGGTGAGCGCGGACGGGACGCTCGATCCGGCGCAGGTCGGAAGCGGGTGGCGCAAGCCGCAGCGCCACAGCAGCCTGGGTGCGGACACCGCGCCCGCGGTCAAACCTGCGGACAAACGCCCATCCAAACGCGCGGCTGCCCAGCAGGCGACAGGCGAGGGCGGCCAATCCGCTGACGCCCCTGAGGTGAACAGCTTCGCAGGGCATCGCCTGAAAGAAGCGGTCGCACACAAGGCCGACTACGACGGGAAGCTGAAGGAGCTGGAGTACCTGGAGCGAGTGAAGCAGCTGATCGACGTCAGCATCGCTCGCAAGGTGTTCTTCGACGAGTTCCGGGCCGCGCGCGACGCCTGGCTGAACTGGCCCTCGCGCTTCGCAGCGCTCATCGCGGCTGACCTGGGCGTCGAGGCCGACCGGGTGGCGGAGGTCTTGACCGCCTATGTCCACAAGCAACTCGCCCTCCTCGCAGAGCCCGGCGATCCTTTCACAAGCTGATCTTCTGCGCCGTGAGGTGCGGGCGGCATGGTCTACTCCGCCGCGCCTGAGCGTGCCGGCCTGGGCTGACCAGTACCGGCATCTGGCCAAGGGGTTCGGGGCCACCTCCGGCAAGTGGGACACCGCGGCCTTCGAGATCTCGCGCGGGCCCATGCTGGCGGTCACCGAGCCCGGCGTGCACCAGATCACGGCCATGACGTGCACGCAGCTGCTCAAGACCGAGCTGCTGCTCAACATCTTCGGCTACTTCGCGCACACCGACCCGTGCCCGATCCTCATCCTGCAGCCGAAGGACGACGCGGCGGAGCAGTTTTCGAAGGAACGACTGCAGCCGAACATCGCGGCCACGCCGGTGCTGAAGAAGCTGCTGAGCCCGGCGAAGCGGTCGCCCGAGGAGACGCTGACCTACAAGCCGTTCCCGGGCGGCTTCGGCGGCCTCGTGGGGGCCGGCAGCCCCGACAACCTGGCGCGCCGGCCGATCCGCGTGTACCTCGCCGACGAGGTCGACAAGTACCCGGTGACGCGCGAGGGCGACCCGCTGGACCTGGTGGGCGAGCGCACCGCGCAGTTCGGCCTCAACTGGCTGGGCGTGCAAGCGTGCTCGCCGACCGTGGAGGACGAGAGCCGGATCGCCAGCTGCTACGCCGATTCGGACCAGCGGCGGGCGTCCGTCGCGTGCCCGCACTGCGAACACCGGCAGTTCCTCGACTTCTTCAAGCACGTCGAGTGGCAGAAGGACGAGCGCGGCCGCCACCTGCCGAAGACCGCCAGGATCTGCTGCGAGGCCTGCGGCACGGCCTGGAGCGAGGGCGAGCGGCTGAAGGCCCTGGCTTCGATCCGCTGGCACCAAACGGCGCCATTCGAGTGCTGTGGCGCGCGGCATGTGCCGCTGGAGGCCTACGCGGCCGCCTGGCGCGATGCCGCAAAGCTGGCGCCGGTCGACCAGGGCTGGGACTGGTGGAGCGACGCCGAAGAGGGCCGCTACGCCGTCTACCGGGCCAAGTGCCCGAGCTGCGGGAAGTGGGGCGTGGACAACCGGCACGCCGGCTTCCAGGCCTCGAAGCTGTTCAGCCCGTCACAGAAGGACAAGCCGAGCGACATCGCCGACAAGTGGCTGAAGGCCAAGGGCAACCCCGACAAGGAGCTCGTCTGGTGGAACACCCAGATGGGCCTGCCTCATCGGCCCGTCGGTGGCAAGGTCGTCGCACTGGAGACCCTGCTCGCGCGGCGCGAGGTCTGGCCGGCCGACGTGCACCCGTCGGTCGCGGTCATCACCGTCGGCATCGACGTGCAGGACTACCGGGTCGAGATCGAGGTGGTCGGCTGGGGTGCCGACGAGGAATCCTGGTCGATCGACTACCACGTGATCGAGGGCGAATTCAGCGAGCCGGCCACGCGCGATGCCGTCGACGCCTACCTGAAGAAGATCTGGCGCCGCGCGAACGGCCACGGCCTCGAGGTGATGGCGACCTGCATCGACTCCGGCGGCCACCACACCCAGCACGTCTACAACTTCTCGAAGGCGCGCCTGGGCCGGCGCGTGTGGGCGATCAAGGGCGCGTCCGAGCGCGACGGCCAGCGCAACCCCGTCTGGCCGACGAAGAAACCCAACAGACGGCAGAAGGCCACCTTCCGGCCCGTCGTGATCGGCGGCAACGCGGCGCGCGACACGATCCGGGCGCGCCTGGGGCTCGAGCAGCCAGCGCCGGACGCCGCGGCGCCGGGCTACATGCACTTCCCGACCGATCGTGACGTCGGCTACTTCGAGCAGCTGCTGGCCGACCGGCTGGTGCTGAAAGAGGCCGCGGGCCGGCGCTACCGGGTCTGGGAGACGCCGGCGGGCCGCGCCAACGAGGCGGCGGACTGCCGCGTGTACGCCTACGCCGCGCTGTGCGGCCTGCTGCACTTCGGCCTGCAGCTCAACCGCCGGGCTCAGGCCCAGCGCGCGACGCCGGACGAGGTTGCCGCACCGCCAGCGCCCGAGCTGCCGCGCCACGAGGCCAACCTGATCACGCCGGCCGCGCCGGCGCCGCCTGCCGCCGCGAAACGCAACCTGGTGTCGAGGCTGGCATGACGTTCCAGATCAACGTCAAGACGAACATCGACAAGTTCCAGCGCGACATCAGCGCGGCCGCGTACAGGCAACTGCCGTTCGCCACCGCGCAGGCGCTGACCGCGCTGGCGCGCCGCGTGGATGCGGCCGAAGAGGCCAACGAGGAGCAGGTGCTCGACCGGCCCCGCCCATTCACGAAGAACGCCATCGGCGTGATCCCGGCGCGCAAGGGAAACATGCAGGCAGTGGTCTTCATGAAGGACATCACGGCCCACTATCTGGAGCCCTACCAGTTCGGCGGGATGAACAAGCTGAACAGCCGGGCGCTGCTCAAGCCGGTGGGCGCGATGAAGGACCTGGACCGGTTCGGCAACCTGCCGCGCAACTACCTGCGAAGCCTGCGTGGCCGCTCCGACATCTTCATCGGAGCGGTCAAGACCAAGCACGGTCTGGTCAAAGGCGTCTGGCAGCGTTCGGTGGACGAGGCGACCAAGTCCGTCCCGGTGGCGCGGCTCACCCGCAAGGGACAGCTGCGCATGGGCAAGACCAAGAAGGCCTTGAACACCAGCGGCTCCCTGAAGCTGCTGGTGAAGTTCGACGACGCGCACGAAGCCACGCAGCACCTGGACTGGTTCGGGGTGGCCGGGCGCACGGTGCAGAAGCACTTCAACCGCGAGATGGGGCGCGCGCTGGCCAAGGCGATCGCCACGGCACGCTGACCCTTTGAAAACGGAGTTACGCATGTACAGCGACTACCTGGAAAACAAGCTCATCGACCACGTGTGGCGCGGCGTCGCTTTCACGGCACCCACCGTGCTTGCCCACGCGCTGATCGTCGCCACGCGCGGCTACAGCTCCAACGTGCGCAGCGCCGTCGTGGCGCTGGGCGACACCGTCATCCCGACCACGCCGAACGGCCGGCTGTACAAGTGCACCACCGGTGGCACCTGCGGCGCCAGCGAGCCGACCTGGGGCACCACCAACGGCGGCACCACCGCCGACGGCACGGCGGTGTGGACCGAGCAGACCACCGCGCTGGACGCTGGCACGTTCACCGAGGTGGCGAACGCCGGCGCCTACACGCGGCCGACGCTCAACCCGAGCGTGACCAACTGGGCGGCCACCAACGGCGCGACGACGACGACGAACCCCAGCTCTGGCACCTCCGCGACCACGAGCAACAACGGCGCCATCACCTACGGCTCGCCCTCGGCGAACTGGGGCCTGATCTACGGCATCTACCAGGTCGACAGCGCGACCTATGGCAGCGGCAATCCGCTGGTGTGGAACCCCCTGGCCACGCCCAAGCAGGTGAACAACGGCGACCCGGCGCCGAGCTTCGCGATCAGCGCCTTCTCGATCGCGATGGATACCCCCTGATGCAGGTTGGCCGGGTTCGAGTCGCCAGCCTGTTCGCGCGCGTGCCCAGCAAGGCGCGCACAGCGGGGTTCGGCGGCGCGGCACTTGGCCCCGGGCCCACGCCGCCTCCTCCGCCGGCGCCGGGCTACCCGACGACCTTCGACTACTACCTCAGCCCGAGTGGGAACGACACCACCGGGAGCGGGACGCTCGCGGCCCCGTGGAAGACGTTCAAGAAGCTGGAGATCACGCCGGCGGTGGCGGGCAAGCGCGTAGGCCTGCTCGACGGGACCTACTCGGTAGCGGCCGGCACCGGGGTTGTGAATTTCAACACCGCGAATTCGGGTGTGCCGCCCAGCGGATCAGCAGCGGCATTCACCGAGATCTGCGCGGTCAACATGGGGATGGCGCTGCTGGATGGCGCCGGCGAATACACCGGCGCAGCCGTGTACCTTGGGCGAAAGGCGCGCAAGGACAGCTACATCAAGATCCGCGGCATCCGCGCGCGTGGCGACATCACGCTCTACAACACGACGCGCTGCTACATCAAGGATTGCGGCGTCCAGAACGGCGCGATCAACAACGGCACCAACGACACGAATGACGCTGGCACGGCGACGCTGACCAACACCTACAACCTGATCGAAGATTTTTGGGTTTGGGGCTATGGCGCCCGCTTGATGATCGCCAACTACCAGGGGCACTACGCCGTGTGGCGTCGGGGTGTCATCCGCACCGACAACGGATCCGCGAGCACCGATCCGTTCAACATGAACTGCGGCTCGACGATCTACAACAGCCAGCACGTGTACTTTCAAAACGTGCTGGTCGTGGACCGGGACGTGACGGGCGGCACCATGTATGCCGACTTCGCTTCCGCTCAGCACGACGGCGTGGCGCCGGACGCCAACCTCTTCTACTTCGGCGACAACCACTGGCAGGGCTGCGCGTCGATCAATTCGCAGGACGAGGCGTTCCAGCTCGAGTTCGACAACGTGCAGTCGGGGATGGTCTCGATCTACCTGGAGAACTGCGTGGCCTGGCCGGGCGGCTTCAGCGTGGCGCCCGGCGGCAGTGGCACGGGCACCACGGACAGCAGCGTCAACGCCACGAACCTGACCAGCTACAACAGCACGTTCGACGCGCTGCGGTTCGTCAACTTCCCCTTGGCCGGGTACGTGCGCAACGCGATCGCCTACGGTGCGACACGGTATGGCTCGAACGTCAGCGCCCCGACCGTCGCCTCCTACATCGACAGTTTCAACAACGCCAGCGGCGACAACAACGCGGTCACGAACGGATCGACCGTGAACCCGTTGACGGCCTCGCTGCTGTACCCGATGCGGGTCGAGGCCGGCAGCCCCTTGAAGGGCGCCGGGCTGTCGGGCGCAGACATCGGCGCGAACATCATCTACCGGTACGGCACCGACGGCGCGTTCCACGGTGACGCCGGGTTCGACACGCTGTCGACGGACCCCATCTGGCCGTACCCGAACGAGGCGCTGATCAAGTCGCAGATGAGCGAGCCATTCGGGACAACCACCTTGGCGCACGCCACCCGCGGGTTCTGCGCCTCCGGTGAAAGCCTGACGCACTACGTCTGGAACCAGCGCGGCAACGGCAGCCCTTACTGAGGATCGGCGATGGGCAGCTTCGTCAACGCGGCTTCCGGGTGGGCGCGAGCGGGCAGCTCGTCGGTCGCCACCGGGACGGCCGTCGCAGTGGCCGTGCACAACCTGCTCGTCGCCACCCTGCGCTGGGAGGGCGGCGCTCGGACCATCAACCTGGTGGACACCGCCGGCAACACCTGGCTGCCATTGACGCAGCGCATTCACACGAACGGCGACCTCGGCGCGCAGATGTTCTACGTGAAGGATGCGATTGCGCATGCCGCGAACATCGTCACCGCGAACTACAGCTCCGACGCGATCTGGAAGGGCCTGCTGGTGCAGCAGTTCTCGGGCTGCGACAACACGGCGCCGCTGGTCGATGACGACTTCGGCATTGCTGCCGCCGCCAACCCGGCGACTTGCACCGCGCTGGGGATCACAGGCGGTGGCGTCGTGGTGGCCGGCCATGCGCTCTACAGCACCTGGTCGGCCTGGACGAACAGCGCAGCCGGCTACACGCTGACCAAGAACGGGGACGCAGACCTCGATGCTGGCCGCTGCAACGGCGCCTCCTACAAGCTGGTCACGGCCGCCGGCAGCGAGGCGCCGACCACCGACACCACCGGCGGCAGCGACGACATGTTCGTGCTCGGCGCCTTCTTCAAGGACGCCGGTGGCGGCGCGCCAGCTGCGGCGTCGTTGGTGCCATTCAAGTCCCAGGCCGAGCGTTACGCGCGGCTGCTCCGCTTCTGAAACAGGAGAAGCCGATGTCAGGCATCTACACCATCCCCATCACGGCGCTTGCGGTCGCAGCCGCCGGGCAGGTCGATCTGGTCGAGATCACCGCGGCGGCCGCGAAGCCCTGCGTGATCATCGGCTTCGGCCTGTCGCAGACCACCAAGGAGGGCGACGCCAACGAGGCGATCCTGTCCGTGCTGGTCAAGAGCGGCCAAACCACCTCCGGCTCCGGCGGCAGCGCGGGCTCGGCGGTCGCGCTCGATGCCAGCGTCGGAGCCGCTTCCTTCGCGGCCGAGATCGGCAACACGACGAAGGCAAGCGTCGGCACGATCGTCACGCACTACGCATACAACTGGAACATCCGCGCGCCGCTGGACATCATCCTGCCGGAGCCGATGCAGATCATCCTGCCGGCGTCGCGGCGCCTGACCATCGAGCTGGCCGAGAACGCGCCCACCGGCGGCCTGACGATCAACGGCTACGTGGTGGTCCAAGAGGTCGGCTAAGCCATGCGCCTGTTCCGCCGAGCGCCGTGGCCGCGGCAGCCGGCGAAAAGCCTGCCGCAGCTGCTGAGCAAGGCGGCCGGTGCAGCTGCGGCGCTGGCCGCCGCGGCGCAGGCCCTGCCCGCGGCCTCCGCCAGCTTCACCACCGCGATCGCGTTCAGCTCGGCGGCGGTCGCCCAGCCGGCGGCCGCGGCGGCGCTGAGCACGCAAGTCCGGCTGCAGGCGGTCTCGGTGGCCACGCCGAGCGCCTCAGCCGCGCTCACGACGCAGATCAGGCCCGCGGCCGCGGCTCTGGCGGCCCCGAGCGCCAGCGCAGCCCTAACGACGAGCATCCGGCTCGCCGCGGCGGCCGTCGCGCAGCCGTCCAGCGTCGCGCTCTTCACCACGCCGAGCGCGGGCTTCAACGCCGTCGCGATCGCGCAGCCGGCCGCGGCAGCCGCGCTGACGACCAGCATCCGAGCAGCTGCAGCTGCGGTGGCCGCGCCGGCCTCCAGCTGCACCCTGACCACCAGCATCCCGTTCGCGGCGGCGGCAGTGGCAGCGCCGGCGGCGATCGCGGGCTTTTCGACGCAGATCACGCTGTCGGCCGTCGCGGTGGCGCAGCCAGGCGGGCAGGCCCAGCTCATCGGCTCGGCCACCAGCCTGGCCGCCGCGGCGAGTGCTGCACCGAGCGCGGCTGCGGCCCTGAGCACCGCGATCCTCATGTCGTCGATCGCGGGCGCGGCGCCGAGCTGCAGCGCCAGCCTTTCCGTCGGCACGCTGTTCGTGCCCAGCAATCCTCGCGTGTGGGCCGCCAGGCGCACGCGCA